ATTGATAGTACTTATGATGTTTATATGGTTAGAATTTCAAATGTGCAGCCAGTAACAGATAATAAAAATATGATATCTCACATAACAAAATCTGGAAGTGCTGATACAACTGCTAATTATGACCACGCATTTAAATCATTAAGGGCAGGTTCTTCATTTGGGACTTCTTCAGGCACAAATGCTAGTTCTTTTACTTTTGCTTGGTCGCAGGGAAATGGTACAGGTGAAAAAGCTAATGCAATTTTATATTTATTTAACTTTCCAAATGCAAGTGAGTATAGTTTTATAACAGTAGAAAGTAATTGGTTTGGTGCAGATAGTAACCTTTATGGCGCACAAGGTTCATTAGCTCATACAGTAGCTAGTGCTAGTGATGGCGTTTCATTCACAATGGAAAGTGGTGTTAATATAGAAGCAGGTGCAGAATTTGCATTATATGGACTTAAAAAATAAAAATAAATGCTAAGATAAGGAAAGGAGAAATATTATGGCTATTAAAACAATTGAACAATTTAGAACTGAAGCTACTTCTGAAATAGAAAGTGAAAAACCAAAATACGCACAACGTAATAACGTAAGGCGTGAATATACAGATACAGAATACGATCAAGCTATTGAAGATAGAGCTCAGTATAAATTAGACGAGCAAAATAATGGTTATATTAGAGCTAGGCAAGAGGCTTATGCTGCTATTGGGGATCAACTTGATATGTTATATCACGATATGACCGATTCAAAAGGCGATAAAACCGGCAATTGGTATAAAGCTGTTAAAAAAGTTAAAGACGATAATCCAAAACCATCATAATTTGTCATAAAATTTGACTATCCTACTCATGTAGGAGGTTGATTTGGAATCACTAGAACAATACTCTGAAAAACAGGGATATAAAACAGGGCAATATGCTTCAAAAAGATGGATCCTAAAAGATCCAGAAGCAAAATCCTTATTTATTGGTGTAGCTGAAGCAGCAAAAGATGCTTATATTTCAGATACTGTAGCAGCACAATATTTAGTTGATAACTACAAACAATTTTCACATCTTAATTACAATACAGTAAGACGATATTTTAAGGATTATAGAGATGGTAGAATCAAATAATTTAGAAGAATTTGCAAAAACAGTACAAGATCGCAATCCATACCATAAAAAGGCAAGACAACATCCAAAAGGCTTTGAGCCATCAGTTTATTACTCAGAAAAAACAAAATCCGGAGAAATAGTCTCATCTCCACAAAAATCCAATCAAATTAATTGGAAAGATCAACTTGAATCATATTTCGGCAAAGATGCTGATAATTACTCAGTTGTTGAGGGAACTGCGGAAATAAGATTCTGGGATATGAATATTGGGCAGGGTAACGTAGAAAGATTATATTATTTTAAAGCAAAAATAGTATCTTCTAAGAATCAAATGCCTGATGATGACTTTAAAAAGCTATTAGATAGCACTAAAAAGATAAAACCTTATAAAAAACAGAAGTTAAAAAAAGGCAAAACTTATGTAATTTGTATTTCTGATCTTCAGATCGGAAAAGAGGGTACAGAACAAACTATTGAAAAATGGATGGCAGCAATACCTGTAATTAAAGAACAGATTAAAGCATTAAGAAAAACTGAGCCTATTAATCAAGTTTTGTTTGCAGGATTAGGCGATATAGTTGAGGGTTGTACAGGATTTTATCCAATGCAAGAATTTACTACCGAATTAGATGATCGGCAGCAGCAAAAAGTAGCTAGAAGAATGATCTATACAATGATTAAAGAGATCGTACCTATGTTTGATAAAGGTTTAGTTGCGTTTTGTGGAGGAAATCATGGAGAAAATAGAAAGAATGGTAAAGCTTACACAACTTTTGGAGATAATAGGGATGTAATGCTTGGAGAAGAATTAGCTGAGATCTTTAAAGAATCTCCTGCTTTTAAAAATAAAATAGATTTTATTATGCCAGAAAATGAATTAACCATAACTTTTGAAATTTCAAATGTGGTTTTATCGTTGGTTCATGGCCATCAGATGCGTGTTGGGGGATCTAATCATCAAGCTAAGTCTAAAACTTGGTTAGCTAATCAAGCTCTAGCTAGATCAATGGCAGCAGATACAGATGTTCTTTTAATGGGGCATTATCATACATTTTCTGTTTTTGATGCAGGTGGAGATAGATTAATAGCTACAGCACCTAGTTTAGACTCTGGATCAGAATGGTTTGACAATGTTTATGGAGGAAATTCAACTTCAGGTATTTTAACAATGGTTTTGGGTGGAAAAGATAAATGGGGTAATATTAGGGTTATAAGGTAAATATGAAAGAAATATCAAGAAAAGATTGGGGAGCTAATCCTCCTAAAAAAGGATATTCAAAGAATATAGATATTAAAGGTCTTGCTGTACATTATACAGCTATGGCAGCTCCCAATACAGAAGATGAAGAATTTAAACAATTAAGAAACATACAAAAGTTTCATCAAGTAGATAGAGGTTGGAACGATATTGGATACAGCTTTTTAGTAGGTAATTCAGGTAATTTATACATTGGAAGAGGTAAAGGAGCTAGACCGGCTTCACAAGGCACAAATGATGGTAATAAGCATTATTATTCAGTTTGTTGGCTTGGAGCAGCAGAAGATACACCATCAGAAGCAGCATTGAACACTATAAAAGAATTATGGCAAGAAATAGGCGGAGAAATAAAACCACATTCAGATTTTAAAGCTACCGCTTGTTGTGGAGATTATTTACGTAATTGGATCAAAGAAGTAAAAAGCCCACAATTAAGCAATGAATCTAAAGATCATCCAATAAATACAGGATCTATAGAAGAAAAATTAAAAGAACTAGAAAAAGAGATTGAGTCTTTAAAGGCTAAAATGAGATCTCTTGAAGCATTATTATTAAAAGGTAATAAACCTTTTTAAGGAGAAATAAATGAAAGATAAAAAATGGGTAGCGTATTGGAAATTTATGCTATCTAAGGCGTTTAGAACAGGTATGCAATCAGCAATATCATTGTATCTTGCAAATTCTACAGGAATTATAGATGCAGATTTAATGGAGCTTTTAGGGGTTTCATTTCTATCTGGTTTCATTACTGTTATTCAACACGCACTTGAACAATATAAACCAAAAGCTACATACGAGCAGGGTGCTTGACCAGAACTTGGTTACAATTCAGAATTGATGTTAGAAATCTTCTAACTATTGTTTATTATGAATTATTTGATTTAATTAGCTATTTAGCTAAGAAAAATAGTGAAAAGCTGCTAGAGTTAGAACAGGAACTTAAAGGATTCTAGCAATAGAACTTTATAGGTTTCTTATTCATATAATGAAACAAAAAGAGGAACTTTTTTAAGTTCCTCTTTTTTTTTGCACTTATGGAGGTTGATTACTCACGTACCAAAGGGGGAGTTCCAAAAAGTGCTTATTTTATTGATCTATTATAAATCATGAGTTTGACAAATTTTTTTAAAACTAAAGACAAATTTTTAAATTTATAGTAAAGTCTTAATTAGGAGGTTGATTATGGAAATATGGATACAATCATTTATCTTTGTATGGGCATTATTTGCATTAATAACTATAGCTTTATCAATAGTTATGGGTGCTTTTTACCTATATGAAAAGAGATGGTACAAAAGAAATCTTTTAAATTGGGAAAAAAGACTCAATAGAGGAGAAACATTAACAGCAGAAAATTTATTTAAAAAGGAGGTTGATCATGGGTTTTAGAGAAGATCTAATACGTAAATTACTAGCGTTAATTAGTGTTTTATCTAAAGGACAAATAACTAAAGCAGAAACTGTTAAAGTATTAAAAAAGTTTGCTAGTGAGTTATATTACAACAAAGAACTAGAGGAGGTACAAAGTGGCAGCTAATTTCTTAGAAGATTATGTAAAAGTAGATGATCTTATTAAAAGAATGAATGAAGAATATCCAAAAGGGAGACTTGTTACAGAACTTGTTAATCAAATAGATGATTTAGTTGTGTTTAAAGCAACTTTCTTTAATGGAGATTCTGATCCAATTTGCACAGGTCATGGTGCGGAAAAGATCAAATTAGATAAAAAACTAGAGAAAGCAGAGTCTGTAGCACGAGGAAGATGCTTACGTGTTCTTTTCTCAGAAAAGCCTTTATTTGAAGAAATGGAGGGAATTGCACCTAGAAAGCAAACTATGCCTAAAAAGGCTTCTAAAAGCACAATAGATACAAAAGTAGAGCGTTTAGAAGATGAAGATATAGTTAAGGATCTATCTAAATCACAATCGCATATTATAAATAATGTTAAAGATTTTGCTATGGCAGCAACTAATCATAATGAAACTAATGCTAAGGCTTTTTATACAGAAGCAATATCAAAAATGGGCATTAAAGAAGATGAAATTAACATAAATAATATGCAGAATGTAAAGAATAAAATACAAGACATTGTAACATTTAATCAAACAAACAACGATAAGGGAGAGTGATGTCTTGGGTACAGGTAGATGTTTCTTTTATTAGAAATCCAAAACTAATTTTATTTGCAAAACAAAATGGATTATCTCAAATGGAAGCACTTGGAGCTTTAGTTAGATTGTGGGCATATTCCTTTGAATATGGAAAAAAAGCAGGGCATATACCGCATCCAGAACTAACAGCTGATCTAGTTTGGGATGGTTTACATTTACTAGAAGTTATGGTTGATGCAGGTTTTGTTGATAAAAAGAAATCTGGGTACTACGTACATGATTGGGAAGATAAATATGCTCAATTAGATAGTTACAGAAAAATGAATGCTGCTAGACAAAAAGCATATAGAGATAGAAAAGCAGAAGAAAAATCTAAAAAGAAATATAAAGAAACTATGAAATCTATTGGATTAGATCCTGATGGGTAACGTTATATGTTACGTTACTGTTACAGAAAAGTGATGTTACAGAGAAGAGTAGAGAAGAGTAGAGTAAAGTAGATAATATATAAAAAAATGGAGGTTGAAAATGTTTGATAAAATATCTGAATTAACAAAAGTTAGATCTGTTTTAGAATTAGAGGGAGAAATATGTTCAAAAGATGGATCTATAAATAGAGTTAGAGAGCAGGTTTACAGATTACAAAAATATGAATATATGGATATATGGAAAGAAGATTGTAATTGTGTAGAGGGAATGATGCGATCTAAGTTAAATAAAAGCGGTGTTCCTAGAATACATAAAAAATATGTAAAAGATTGGGCTATATGATTGATAATAAATATAATTGGAAATTTACTTTTACATACCATAGTAATTTTTGGGGTAGTACATTATTAACTTATACAGGTAAAAAAGGAATTAACCATGCTTTATCTATAGCTAATGGAAATATGAATTGGGATGCAGCTGATAATTTAATGCTACATAAAAGAAAAAGAATTGGATCTGTAAACGATAGTGATATAAATAAAGTTGAAAGATACGATTTAAAAAAAAGATTTCCAGAAAAGTATTTTGAATGTTAGATCTTCTACTAGGTTGCAGTTTATTAGGAATGATAGATTTTGAAATTGATACTCAGCAAGATCTATACAGAGTTCCTGATCAATGTGAAATAATAGAAGAAGTGCAAGAGTGGATTCCTTTCATTGCAGCCCACTTTAAAAAGGATGAAGCTCTAGCACTTACTATTATTTGGTGCGAGTCTAAAGGTAAATCTTTAGTTACAGGGTACAACAATGATGGCAGCTACGATCAGGGATTATTTCAATTTAATACAAACACCGAAGCATGGCTTGAAAAAGATATTTATAAAAGGCAGCTGAATATGTATGATCCATTGACTAACATTAAAGCAGCTGAATGGTTGTCAAGAGTTGATGGTTGGCATCATTGGAACAGTAGTAAACATTGTTGGGGGAAATATGAAAACAAAAACTAAATCTGATAAACAAAGAATATTAGATCTGTTAAGAAAAAATGAAAATGGATGGGTTTGTAGTATGACAATTATGAGGGAATTGTTTATTAAAGATTATGCTCAAAGAATTTCTGATTTAAGAGCTGATAATCACAATATAGATGGCGAAAAATGCACAATACACGATCACAAGCCTTATATGTATAGATTGAATGTGGAGTACAATCATGACAGTTTATTCTGATGACATAAATAGAGGGTTTGAAATATTACTAGAACATCTTAAAACTATTGGGCTTTATTACAGAATATTAAACATAAAACCTATTGATCCGCTTTTAAAGCATCCAATTTTTGCCGATTCTCATTGTGGCGGTGTTAAATTTGATTTTTATCTTGCTGATATTGATTCAAAATGGGAAATTGTATATACAAGAAGAGATTTATTTGATCTTATTGGCAGCGTAGATGGCAAAAGACAAATATTTTTTGATATTAGTTATGATGATTTAATTAACATTTTATTTTCTTTAAATGAACAAAAGAAAAAAGAAGAAGATGATTTACTCGGAGAAGCTATTAGCGAAACACAATATAGAAAGATTGCAAAAAAAATGCACTATATTGAAAGAGATGAGGATACCTAGTTTTAAAAAAAATGAAAAAGTACGATATATTGTTGCCGGTAGTGATTTTATTGATCCGCCAACACAAAACATACTTTGGAAATATGGAAAAATCTTATTTAAGATAAAATCTAAACATGGTACAGAGTCTTATTTTATTGAGGATTTTGAAGATAAAACTAAAGCAAAAATTTCAAAATATCTAGTTTTTAAAGTAAATTAATAATATGAATGGAAATATGAAGATAAATCCTAGCCAAATACTACAAGGTGGATTAGCAGCTTTAGTTGCATGGTTATTTAGAACTGTACAAACATTAACAAATGAAGTTGCAGTATTAAAAGCAGAAGTTACAAATGCAAATGAAAGATTAGCTGAAATAATAACAATAGTAAGTGGTATATCAGGAGAAATTACAGAAATTATATGGAAGATAGGCGGCTAATGAATTGTTGTAAAAATTGTAACTGCGGTGGCTAATAAGTTTTTAAGAATATTTATAATATGTTTTCTAGCATTTCCATATCCTGTTATAGCTGAAGAAGTTGTAGAAACAGAAACATTTGAAGATGGGGAACAAGTTACTGATATTGTTATACCTCCAACTGATAATTCCTTAGTAAAAATTGATGATACTTGGGAATATTATGGCGGCATGGATGGAAATCATTTAGAACTTGAATATCAAAAACATGGCGGTACTAGCAATGATTATGAATTTACTTTACCTACAGATCATGATGTTTATGAGGTAGGTTTCACTATTGGAGCTATGAATAATGAGGGCGAAGTAACTTATAATCACAATGACGATACTTCACAAACAAACACTATTGATGCACAAACAGGTATGAACATTGCACAAATGTATGAAGATGTAGTTTATTCTGTACAAGATACTGCTAATAAATTTATTGATAGCTTTGTTATTACTATTAACGATTGGTCTTTAGTAGATAATATAGAAATAAAATATGATGGTACCACTACAACAACTACAACTCTTAATCCATTAGATGTACAAAGACAAGCAAATTTTGCATCTTATGGTATATCGGAAACAGATGATGAAAGAGGTATTAGAGAAGAAGAAGAAGCAATTATTCAACAAGAAATTATTGAAATGGAAATACAAGAAGCTATTGAAGTTGAAGATAATATGGCAGAAACCGGATATAACGAAACGAATGAAGAAAGAGCAGAAAGAGAAGCACGTACAAATGTAACAATAGTTGTTGGAGATGAAGAAGTTACTTATACAGAAAAAGAGCAAAATGATGGAACTATTGAAAGAGATCAAGAAAGAGCTAGAAATGAAGAATTATATGGAATAGCAGTAACAGATGCTCAGTTAGAAAGAGATCATGATGACATTGAATTAATTGAAATAGAGGAAGAATATATAGAAGAAGATTTTGAAATTATTGAGCTTACAGAAGAAGAAATTGAAGAAATAGAATATCAAATGGAGTTAGAAGCAAAAGAGCTTGAAATATTAGAAGAAGAATTTGTTTTTGTTGAAGATCTAACAGAAGAGGAATTTGAAGAGTTTGTTGAAGTAATTATTGATATAGAAGAATATATTGACGACTTAGAAGAAGAATTTAATGATTTTGAAGAAGAAATTATTATTGAAGAAGATATAAACTTAATAGATATATTTATAGCTAATGATTTATTTCCTCCTACAGAAGATGAAATAATAGAAGATTTAGAAAAGGTGCAAGATGATCTTATATTTGAAAATGAAGAAGAATTTGTTGAAGATATCGTTGATATGGTGGAAGATGAAGAACTTGTTGAAGAAACTGTATTTGAAGTATTTGAGATATTCAATACAGAGGATAATGAAGAAATTATTTCTGAGGAGATGGTTAAAGAAGAAGTTGCAGAATTAGAAGAGGTTATAGAAGAAATAATAGATCTTCCTATTGAAATTGATGAAGTTGATAAAGATGAGCTTTCTGAAGAAGAAATACTAGAATATGAAGAAGAATTAGAGGAGGCAATAGAAGAATATGTGGAAGAATTGGATACAGATGAAGTCATTGCAATCGTTGAAGAAATCAATGATGTTGGCATATCAAACTTGGATGAAGTTAATGAAGAAACAGTTGCAATCGTGGCAGAAGTGGTTGAAGAGTCTATTGAAATCATCCAACAAGAAGAAGAAGTCTTAACAGAAGAACAGATAGAAGTTGTACAAGAAGTTTTAGGCCTTGAAGAAGCTGAGGATGTACAAAAAATAGCCGAAGCTGCGAAAGAAGATGAAGATGTACAACAAGCAGTATCAGAGTTTGTTGAAAGAGCTGTAGAGAACGCAGATGATTCTTTAATGGAATATAACATTGCGGATGTAATTGTTGAGATAAATTATGAAAATTTTGTTGCGGATCCTATAGGTAGTATTATTGATGATATACAGTTAGAAGATTTTAGTTTTTCTGAAATAGGATCGGATTTAAGCGAAACTCAGAAAGAAAAAGCTCAGGAGGTTGTAGTTCCTGTAATACTTACAAGAATTGCATCTCTAGCTTCTATGGTATTTACTAGGAAATTAGGATGATAAAAAAACTTTGGAATTGGTTAATAGAAGCAATTAAGGAAACTTTAAACCTTAGTTGGACATTAGTAGGTTTAATTATTGCAACTTTAACGCTTTCTGGATCTGCTCAATCTATTACAGCTATTGCAACAGTAATAACTTTGGCTATATGGTTATTAACGATTGGCTTTAGAAAATAATGTGGTTTGATACACCTTTGCTAGATGATCTTGATGATGAACTAAAAGGATATTGTAGTTGTCAATATATATGCTGCGGTTGTAAATTACATTGTAAATCTTATACAAAACTGTAAATTTAACTAAAAAACAGTTAAAGTTAATAATTATGGATTATTTAGATGATATGTCTTTAGCTTTACCAAATCAACAACAAGTAGGAGAAAGCAATGTTGATTTTAAAAGATTTAATTATTATTTGGATCTAGGAGCTAAAAGATCGTTACAAAAGGTTTCGCAATACTTCGGTATTACAGATAGACGAATTCAACAGATTTCTGTTAAAAATCAATGGGTTGATCGTATATATGCAATAAATAAGATGTTAAATGATCAAATAGTTTCAACTGTTTTAGCTCAGGTTGGAGAAACAGCTAGAGATTTAGCTGATGATATAAAACCAATAATATTTAAGATAATTAGCGAAATAAACGAAAGAGATCTTGCTTCTATGAATCCTACTGAATTAAAAGGAATATTAGATGTTTGTTATAAGATGTTAGCTCAGATCTATGGAATTGGATCTCCACAAGTACAAGTTACTAATATTGAATATCCACAAATCAAATTTAAGTGGGATTGGGAACAAGATGGAGATTATTGAGGCAACTCCTCCTGATCTACATTCTGGACAAATAGAAGTAATAAAATCTCTTAATGAAAAAAGGTTTGTTATTGCTGTATGCGGAAGAAGATGGGGTAAAACAACATTATCACTTGTTGCAGCTGTAGATCAAGCGTTAAAAGGTCAAAAAGTATGGGTTATCTTTCCTGTATATCCACAAGCATTAGAATCTTGGCTTAATTTAAAATCTTTAATTAGACAATTACCAGATGAATATGCAGAAACAAGAGAGGTTGAAAAAAGAATTGTTTTAAAGAATGGTGGATCCATACAGATAAAATCAGCAAATAAACCTGAATCTTTAAGAGGTGCAGGTGGTATTTCACTAATAATCTTTGATGAGGTTGCTTATATGGAAAAAGAAACGTGGGATACAGTTAGACCAATATTGTCTGATAGTTTAGGTAAAGGTCTGTTTATAAGTACACCTAATGGATTAAATTGGTTTTATGAACTGTTTGAAAACGCTAAAAGAAGAAAAGATTGGATAACTTTCCATTATCCTACTGAAAATTCTCCTAGAGTAAACAAAGAAGAGTTAGATCAAGCAAAAGAAGAACTCGGATCATTAGTTTATGCTCAGGAATTCTTAGCTGAATTTACAGAAGTAGGCCATATGTTCAAAAGAGAATGGTTTAAGTATTTTGAAGTTATAGATGGAGAAGATCCTGAATATGTTATTGAAGATAATGTATATAAAGAATCTGAATTATCAATCTTTGGCACAATGGATACAGCATTAAGTATTAAAGAAACTGCTGATTATTCAGTAATAATGACAGTTGGATCTACTAATGATGGCAAGTTATTAGTTTTAGATGTCTTTAGAGCTAGATTAGAAGCTCCTGAATTACTACCTAAGATTGAATCAATGATTTCTAATTGGAATATGGCTTGGCTAGGTGTTGAGGATTCAAGTTTTGGTCTAGGTATAATTCAAATGGCTAGAAGGCAGGGATTGCCAATAAGGAACTTAAAGGCAGATAAAAGCAAAACAGCTAGAGCAGTACCGGCAGCAGCAGGTATTGAAAATGGTACGATATACTTTTTGAAAAATGCTAAATGGTTATTAGACTTTGAAAGAGAATTAACTAGCTTTCCATCCTCTGGATCTCATGATGATCAGGTGGATGCTTTAGCCTATGCAGCTAGATTTGGTATAGTTAGAAAGACAAAATGGAGTGTAACCTAATTGGGTATAGCAGATAATATAAGAGGTATATTTAGACCGCAAGAAACTGTTGAAAAGAAAAACATTGGATCTTTTCCTACATCGCAAATTGTTTATCCATTTAATACAGATACAGGTTTCTTTTCTGGTGCTAATGAAATGTCTCCAGAGGGTAACTCAGCAGCTTTAGCTTGTTTAAATGTTTTAGGTACAGCATTCTCTGAGCCTCCTTTATGTGTTTATTTAAACACTCCTGAGGGTAAAGAAAAGATAATAGATCATCCAACTACAAAGCTATACGCAAATCCTAGCCCATATCTTTCTAGTTCATTGTTATCTCAATACATTACATCAGCTGTATCTGTTTCAGGAGATGCTTTTATTCTTAAATTACGATCAGATAGTGGAGAAGTATTAGAACTTTGCCCATTAGTTCCTGAAATGGTAGAAGTTAAAGGAAGTAAAGAAGAATTAATTACTCATTACATTTACAAGCAAAAAGGACAATATTTGCATATTGAACGTGAAGATATGATCCATTTAAGAGAAAGAATAGATCCTAGAAATCATAGAAGAGGATTATCTCCATTACGTGCAGTAATGGTAGAGATACTTGGAGATGCAGCAGCTTCACAAATGGCAGCTGCTTTAGTTAAAAATACAGGTGTACCATCTGTTGTGATTAGCCCAAAGAATGAATTATCAATGACCGGAGAAGAGGCAGAATCAATAGCAGATACATTTGGAAGAAGATTTGGTGGGGAGAATAGAGGGAGACCATTAGTTATATCTGGTGGAGAAGTTGATATTAAAACTCTTTCCTTTTCTCCTAAAGATTTAGAGATTGGTCAATTAAGAAACGTTAATGAAGAAAGAATATCTGCTGTATTAGGAGTTCCTGCAATATTAGCCGGACTAGGTGCAGGATTAGAATCAGCAACTTACAGTAACGTAAGAGAACTAAGAGAATTCTTTACAGAGCAAAAACTGATACCAATGTGGAGATCTATAGCCAATGACTTTACAAATCAGTTACTTCCAGATTTTGAAACTAATGAAAATTACTATATGGAGTTTGATTTATCAGATGTAAGAGCTTTATCACAAGATGAAGATGCAGCAATGCAAAGAGTTGTACAAGGTTTTAACGCAGGTTTCTTAACAATTAATGAAGCTAGACAAGCTACACAGTTTGCTCCTATGGATAGTGGAGATTCTTTTGTTAGACAAATGGGTCAAGTAGAAGTACCTGCTGATGGTCAAGAGATAGTTATGTATGGATCCACTACACCAGAAGAAAAAGGAGTAGAAGCATTTGTATATACAGCTGATGGAGAAAGAGTACATACATCATGGTTAGATAAAGAAGAAGAAAAAGTTGAAGATGAAGAAGTAGAGGAAGAACAAGAAGAACAGGAAGAAAAAGCTATAGAAACAGAACTTGTTGAAACTCCAACTATGGAATTATATGGATGGGAAGATCCTACAACTAAACATATTGGATTACCAAAAGTTAAACAATATAGAACAGAAGATGAAAAAGCAGCATATTGGAAAGCAATAGATGATTTAAGAACTAGATGGGATTCTGTTTTTCAAACAGTATATGCAAAAGAGCTAAATAGACAAAGAAGAGCTTTAGCTAAAGCAGCATCAGGTAGCTCTACTGTAGATACTATTGAAACAAACATTGATATTGTCATAGAAGATACAAAATTTGAAAAAGAATTATTGCCTTTGTTTTATTCATTAGCTGATGATTTTGCTGTTAGAACATTTGATAATCTTTTTCCTAAGAATGAAGCATTTAAAGCAGCAACTCCTGCTGATCTTGATGTTTCAATTACAGAAGAAGAAGCGATCAGAACAGTATTTGATGATTTAGCAGCGTTATTGCCACAAGGCAGAACACTAAAGAAGATAGTTGATAATGGTTTCTATAGAGGACAAAGAGAGGTACCTCCTGCAGTAGGATCAGTATTTCAAGATGGTCAGGCAGCAAGTTTCTTACAAGAAAACGCAAAAAGAGTTATGAAAGAATTAAATGATACGACAAAGAAAAGAGTTAGTAAGATTGTTTCAGATTCTTTAATACAGTTTGAAAAACTTGGAATAGTGAATCCTGTAGCAGGAACACCAGAGGGAGATAAGTTTTTTAAAGATTTATCAAAAAACATTAATACAGTTTTAGGTGGGCAATCTTTAAATAGATCAAAAGCAATAGCAAGAACTGAAGTTGCTAAAGCTAGTTCTTGGTCTCAACAAAGATCAGCTAAAGCAACAGGTAAAACTCTTGAAAAAGAATGGGTTTCACAAAGAGATGATAGAGTTAGAGAAGCACATTTTATTTTAGACAATCAAAGAGTTCCTGCTGATAGCTTTTATCTGTATAATGGAATCAAGTTAGATTTTCCGGCAGATCCAAAAGCTCCGGCAAGTTTAGTGGTAAATTGTAGATGTACAGAAGCATATATAGAGGTAATAGATGAGTGAAGAAGTAAAAAGACCACAAGAGTTGGTTTATAAAAATGCTCCTATTGAATTAAAAGAAGATGGAGATGTTAGATATTTAGAAGCAGTTTTTTCATTATTTGATGTTATAGATTCAGATAATGATGTTACAAAAGCAGGTGCTTTACGATCAGGATATACAGGCAATAAGATTCCTTTAGTTTGGAATCATGATTGGAGTAAAGTAATCGGCAGAGGAGTTATTGAATCAGATAATCAAAAAGCTGTATTTAAAGGTTATTTTCTTAACACAGATGCAGGTAAAGAAGCATACGAAACAGTAAAAGCAATGCAAGATATGCAGCAATTTAGTTATGGTTTTCAGGTAATGGATTCTGAAAAAGGTACACATATTGACAGCAAAGGCGAAGAAGTAGATGTAAGAGTTTTAAATGATGTAACAGTATGGGAAGTTTCTCCTGTACTTGTAGGAGCACAGCAAAATAGTTTTGTACAAGCTCTTAAATCTGGTTTAGAAAGTTTTGAAGAAGAAGAAACAAAAGATGATGAAGAAATAACTGATGATGAAAAATATAAAAAATGCAATTATGGTAAAGATGGAGATTGCGTAAAAGAAAAAGATTTAGAGGTTTCAAGTGAAAAAGTTGATACAGGTATCAATGAATCTTCCCAACAGGGCAAGAGACTTGGAGAACAGGCTTTATCTTCTCTGGAGGAGATTAAAGCATTTACAGAAAGAATAGAAGATCTTGCTCTTCTAAGAAATTCTGAAAAAAAGACACTTAGCTCAAAATCTACAGAGATGGTAAGCAAATATCTACAAGCAATAACAACTATTCATAATAGATTAGATGATGTTCTTGTAGGTTATGGTTACGATCCTGTTAAAGATAATGAGCTTTTTATAGAAGTTCAAAAGAACTTCATGAAGAATCAATAAGGAGAAATTAATGGCAACATTAAAAGAACTCAGAAATGAGAAAAATGCTAAATCAGAAGAATTAGCAGCAATATTTGATTCTGTAAAAGATATGTCTGAATTAGACTCTGATCAAAAAGAGGAAATTAAGCGAAGAAATCAGGAACTAGCTGATCTTGGCGATAGTATTGCCGAGCTAACAGAATTAGAATCTGTAAAAAGTTCTAATAAAGAGGAAATTGAATCTTCTAAGAAAGTTTCTGGAACACCTGTATATGGAGAGCCAGAAGTAGAAGAAACAAAATCACTTGGACAACAGTTTCTTGAATCAAATGCTTATAAATCATTTGTTGATCATGGAATAAAGAATGTTCCTTTTGAGTCTAAAACAACTGTTACAACTTCTGTTTGGACTAGAGATACGATCTATCAACAGGTTATTCCTGCATTAGAGCCAAATCCTAATCCGGCATTAGATTTAGTTGATTCAATCAATACAGATCAAACAACTTATTATTTCTTACAAGAATCTAGCACTAACAATGCTGCTGAAACAGCAGAAGCAGCAGCTGCACCAGAGGATGCTTTCAGCTATACAGCTGTAACAGCACCTGTTAGAAAATTCATCACAACTTTGCCTATTACAGCAGAGTTAATGGAAGATCAAGCAGGAGCAAGAGCTTACTTTGATGGCAGGCTTGCTAATCACGTTATGCAAAGACTTGAAAAAGAATTCCTAATTGGTGGAGGTGTTGCACCTGATATTAAAGGTCTAACACAACAAACAGGAATCAACACAATAACTTACACAGCAGGAGCTTTTCCGGCAACTGCAGGAGGTAAGTTAAGAACAATCCTAAATGGTATTAAAGATATTGAAGTTAATGCTTACATGTCTCCTGATGCTGTACTTATGAGCCCTGCGGCTTATAACGCATTAGTAGGTCAAGTAGATGGCAACAATAACTTTATGCTTGGACAATCTGCATTTGCAGGAAGCCCAACTATTTGGGGATTACCTGTTGTTAAATCTTCACAAATTGGTGGTGCTGTTTCTACTACAATCGATGCTGTAGTTGGAAAATTTGGTGGCTCATTAGCTGCAAACCATGTCTTTAGGCGAGGAATGGAGATTCAAATCTCTGATTCTGCTGCTGATGGCGATTTTGGTAAGGACATCCTTACTATTAAAGCCTCTTTGAGATATGCTCTTGCGGTTTATAAACCACAAGCATTCACAAGAATTAACGATATAGAATAATAAAATGACTAAGCAGGAGCGACATACATACGTAATGAGTACGCAGGTTGTTGCTTCTGCTTGGGATCATTTGGAAAATGGAAATATGAAATTTATTGAAAAAGAAAAAGATATGGTTTGGCAAGATAAAGAAACAGGCAAATTTGCAAAAGGTAAAGATTGCCCATTTCTATCTGGTACATTAATAGCAAGTGTTGGCGATCCAGTGCCTGATGTTAAGATTGCTGCTAAAAAAGCAGCTGCACCTAAAACAAAAGCTGTTAAACCAAAAGAAAATAAAAGTAAGTAATTCTAGCTAATGGCTCAGGAATACGTTACTGCTGCAAACCTTAAAACATATTTAGGGCTTAGTGGCTCTGGACAAGATACCAATATAGGTATAGCAATAAAAGCAGCATCATCTGCGATAGCTGCTTTTTGTGGTAGGCAATTTGATCAAGATGATGCAGTACAAACACGTAAATATGATTGCGAGTTTATGGATTTTGCAGAAGTTGATGATATATCAACAACTACAGGATTAATTGTAAAAACATTAAATTCTGATGGATCAGTAAATGAAACATTGACTATAAATACTGATTTTTTTCTTGCACCTTACAATGCTGATGCAGGAGATCCTCCAATGCCATTTACTAAGATTGTTATGGCAATTGAGAATTCAGGTAAAGTATTACCAACAAGCCATAGGCAGGGATTATCAGTAACAGCAAAATTTGGTTTCTCTGCAGTACCAGATGCTATATTTCAAGCTGCATTAATTCAATCAGCTAGATTTTGGCAAAGAAAAAATAGCCCAATGGGATTTAGTGGCAATCCTGAAACAGGTCAAGCACCTGTAATCTTTTTAAGTGAGTTAGATCCAGATGTAAAAAATCTTTGTAAAGCATTTAAAAAGAATACAGTTATTCTTGCTAGTGGGAGACCATACGTTGGTTTAACCGCAATTAATACAAATAGAGTCTATGGGTTATGAAATTAACTCTAAATGGAGCTTTAGATCTTAGTAGATCCATTAATTCACAAACTATTTGGAATAAACGATCAAACGATTTTTTTAATAAATTAGCATTAGAATTAAAAAGAGATGCAGAAAATGCAATAGCTTCTAAGCCATCTCCAACATCTGGAAGAGGTAGAGGTAATAAAAGCACAGGTGCTACTAGAAGATCTATATTTACAGCTAAATTAGGTAATACAAATAGGCTTAGAATGTCAGAGGGCTTTAAATTAGCTGCAAATACAAAACAAGCACCTTATATACATGGTAAGCCAATCTATAGAGGGTTTTCTCCTATTAAAAAAACAAGACCATTTTTTCCTCCATACAAACAGGGATCAAGTCTTTATAAATGGGCTAATAGAGGTAATCCTAAGTTAAATGCTTTCTTAGTGGCTAGAGCAATATCAAAAAGAGGTTTAAAAATGAAACCATTTATTGGTGGTGTTGTATTTGAAAAGAAAGATGAAATAAAAGCCGGTGGGGAAGATATGTTAAAATCTATAGCAAGAGATATAGCTAGGAGTGTTAAATAATGGCAACTTTCTCATCAATTAGAGATGGTTTAAAAACAAGATTAGAAACTATATCTGGATTATCAGCTTATGATTATGTTCCAGATTTTATAGAGCCTCCTATTGCATTAGTAGCACCATTAAATACTTTAAATTATGATACAACAATGGGAAGAGGATCAGATACTTATGAGATTCCTGTAATTTTATATATTGCAAATATTGATGCTCAAACTTCACAAGATGATGTAGATGCTTATTTAGCTTCATCAGGAGCAACAAGTATAAAAGCAGCTATAGAGGGAGATGCAACATTGGGAGGTGCTGCAATGTCTGCTAGAGTGGTATCAGCAACAGATTATGGCGAATATGAGGTAACTCAGGGAACATCATATCTGGGTGTAACATTTAATATTGAGGTTATAGCATGAAAGTAAAAATTTTAATGGGTAGCGATTATCCAGATGGTAAAGAAGAAAAGAGGGTAGAGGCCGGTGTAATTGCTGATCTACCTGATAAGATCGGTAGAAGTTTGATAAAGAATGGTGCAGCTGTAAAATATACTAAGAAGATGGAAGAAGAAGATTCTAAACCAAAAGTAAGAGCTAGAAATGAAAAAGGTCATTTTATAGCTGATGATCCAAATACGCCTGAAAATGAAGCGTGGGAAGAGGAATAAATGCCAACATTTACACATGGAAAAGATGCAGTAGCAATTTTAGATAATACTAATTTAAGTTCAACTTTAACTGATATGAGCTTATCTTTAACATCTGATGTTGCAGAAACTTCTACTTTTTCGGTAAGTAGTAAAACATTTGTTGCAGGTTTAAAAGATGGAACTGCTACAGCATCAGGATATTTTGAGACATCAGATCCTGATTCAGATGCAGAATACCTAGCTCAACTAGGTGGATCTGGTGTAGCTTTCTCAATAGCACCTATTGGATATACAAGAGGTAATCCAACATCTTTAGGATCAGTAGTTGAAACATCCTATGATAGATCCGCAGATATTGGAGGCATAGTATCAGTAGCTGTTGCTTTTCAATTTGATGGAGATAGTTTTAATGGTAAAAGTATGGTTGCTCCGGCAGCTTTTACTACTACATCAACTGAAACATCAGTTGATTTTGGAGCAGCAGGTACAAATGGAGGAGGAGCAACATTACACGTGTTAGCGGCTAGTGGATCTTCTCCAACATTAGATGCCAAAATACAAACGAGTGCAGATGATGCGTCTTTTTCTGATTATATTACGTTTACTCAGAAAACAGCTGTAGGATCTGAACTCAAAACAAGTGCAAGTAATCCGGCAAGATATGCTAGAGCAGTATTAACAATTGGAGGAGGATCTCCTAGTTTTACTGTTGCTGTAAGTTTTGCTCAGGGATAAAGATAAAGGAGAATAATGCCAACATTCACACATGGAAAGAACGCAGTATTTAAGTTTGATGATTCAGGCGGCACTATAAGAGACATTTCAAATGTTCTTACAGATGTAGCTGTTTCAAGAACTTCAGATGTTGCTGAGGTAAGTGCTTTTTCTAATAGCTCAAAGGCTTTTGTTTCTGGGCTAAAAGATGGAACAATAACACTTACCGGATCGTTTGATTCAACAGTTAATGGTTATTTCACAGGTGTTCTTGGATCAGAAGTAGATTTTGAATTCTATCCAATAGGAACTACCTCTGGATATCCAAAAGCGAGTGGTAAAGTAATTCTAACCTCTTATGACAGGACTCCAGATATTGGAGGAGCTGTAAGTTTTTCAGCTTCTTTTCAAATAACCGGAGATGTTACTGAGGGAACTGCTTAATATATAGATTAACTTAAAAAAAAGGAGATCTATATGAAGAGATTAAAATTAGATGATATTTCTAATATACCTAATCTTCCAGAAAAAGAAATAGAGATAGAGCAATGGAAAGCAACTGTAATTGTTACAGGGCTTACAAAAGCTGATACTGTAGAAATTAATGAACTTTCTGAAAATGAAGATGGAATTAGAAATGAAGTTTTATTTGAAAAGTATTTACTTTTAAAAGGACTTAAAGATCCAGAATTTGATTCTCTTAAAGACGTAGAAGAGTTTTACTCTAAAGCAACTCCTGCAATAGTAGATAAGATTTTAATTGGTATCTATCGTTGTATGGCATGGACTAAGGAGGATCAGGCTAATATAGCCGATCAATTTCCAGAACAATGAAGAGTTGGCTTTTGAGTTTAGATTAGCTAAAGATCTTGGAATGACAGTTGATCAATTAAGAAAATCGTTGTCAGTTCAGGAATTTGAGTCTTGGAAGTTATACTATATAGATAACGTAAAAAAAGAACAGAAAGCTATTACAGAAGCAAACGCTAAATCTAAACTGAGGAGATAAAGAATGGCAAGAGCCACGTTAGAGATGTTACTGAAGCTCACAGGAGCTGATAAAACATCAAGAGGCTTAGATAAAGTATCTAAAGCTACAAAAGAAATGGATGAATCTGTTAAAAAAGCAGAGAAATCTAATGCTAAATTTGCAGCAGGTATGTCTGGTCTTACTAAAGCAGCTATTGCCGGTGGAGCGTTATTTGCAGCAAAATCTTTATTTGATTTTTCAAAAAGTGCTATAAATGCTGCATCAGCAGCAGAAGAAGCGTCAGCAGCTTTTGGAGCTACATTTAAAGAAAGTGCAGAAGAACTAGGAATAGAATTAGCAAAAAGTGCAAATTTATTTGGTTTAACTGAATCAGAAGCACAACAATTAATATCTGTATTTGGATCTGTTGCTCAGGGTATTGGATTTACAGAAGAAGAAGCAGCAGCTTTATCAATAAGAGTTTTTAAACTTTCTGGAGACATTGCATCATTTAACAACTTACAACAAGGTGCATTACCTGTTATTGCAGCTTTTAGATCAGGTATTGCAGGAGAAAGAGAATCGTTAGCTACGTATGGTTTAAAAATAACCGAAGCAATGGTGCAACAAAAAGCATTTAATTTAGGTTTAGCAAAAACAGTTAGCGAATTAACTTTACAAGATAAAGCATTAGCAACTATTGAAATAGCTTATGATCAAGCAGGAGTACAGTTAGGAAACGCACAAAGAGAAGCTGATGGATTTGCTGCTTCATCATTAATGTTAAATGCAGAATTAAGAGAATTAAGAGAAGAAATTGGAAAAGAATTAATACCTGCGGCAGCAGCATTGTTGCCTGTAATAAGAGAAATTGCTCAAAATGTAACGCCTAGTCTTATTAGAGGTTTCAGTTTGTTTGCTACAGGTGTAGCTGATTTAGTTTTAGCATTAGATAGATTAAGTTCTCTTGATCAAGGTGTAATGCACTTAATAAGAAACTTTAGTGATTTAGCAGATGAACAAAGGGAAATTAATAAAATTGCTAAAGAACAATCAGATATGTGGGAAAATTACACAGGTAATATACAAACTTTAAACAAACATATTGAAAGAAGTAGGCAGGGATCATTAAAGCAACAAGTACAATATAAAAAAGTTGCAGATACTATAGACAGATTTTTAAATCCAATATTTGGAGAACAGAACGCATTATTACTAACAAATATGCAATTAGAGATGGATAGAACTAAAATTATGAATCTTGTAACAAGTGCTAATGATGATGTAGCAGCTGCAACAAAAAATAGAAATAAAGCAGCAAAAGATTTACAAGAATTACAAATAGCAGAAAATATAGCTGATGCACAAGCAGCTATTAGAAAAAATGAATTAGCAACACAAATTGGAATATTAACAAGAGCTGAAAGTGATGGAAAAGATGTTAAAGCAGAATTAGCTTTAGCACAAGCAGAACTAGCAGAAGCAGAGTTTGAATTAGCTAATGATTCAGATCGTTTAGTTTTAGCTAGAGATGTACTTAATTTGGCAGAGACAAACTTAGAAAAAGCAATAGCAAGAAGATCTAAAGCTATTCAAGATAGTAGAGATATGCTTGTTTATGAAAATGAAGCTCTTAATAAAAACACAGAAGCTAAAAAAAGAAATGCAGATGCAACACAAAGGCAAATAGATTTATTACGTCAATTTTTAGCTATAG